CGATCCAGGCCAGGTACCGGATGGTGCTGATCTTGGTTTCGTCGAGCGGCAGGGCCATGTCCTGACCGTCGTCCGCGCCGATGATAAGCAGGCCCCCGCCGTACACGCGGCCGTAGATGCTTGCCTCGAGCGCGCGCGGCTTCAAGGACAACCGCGACGCATACACCTCGGCGGCTGCGGCCAGCCGAGCGCCCTTGTTCTGATCCTCGCCGGGGGCGTCCTCTTCTTGGTCGCCGTCCGTGGACTTCCCGCTGCCGTCCTCCTCACCGTCGGGCGGGGCCGGTGGGGCCGGCTTCCGGTCGGACGTGGGCGTCATCGCGTCGCCGCCCGTGCTCGGGGCGTTGCCCGGGCCACCGGCGCCGCTCTGGTCCTTGGGCGCCTTGCTCAACTCCTCGCCCATGGGGTCGGACGTCTGGCTGCCGGCCGCGGCCGGGGCGACGGTGGGGGCCCTGGCGGCCCCGGACGGGGACGGCGGCACCGGCCCGGGCTGCTGGTCGGGCGCGGGCGGCAGGACGTCGCCGCTGTTCGTGTGGGGCACCTTGGCCGTCGCATTGGACGGGTCTGCACCCATCGGGTCGACCAGGGGGCTACCGGGCGCTGCCGGGCCGCTCTCGCCGCCCTGGGGCTGCTCGAGGGCCGTCGCCGCGCCGGGGGTGCCGTCGCCGCTGCCCGAGTCGGGGTCGTCGTCCTGGGGCACTACGAGCACCCAGCCGCGCCGGAACATCTCCTTGGGGACGGTGTCGACCACCCGCTTGGCCAGATCGTTGCCGTTGTGCAGGGCGCTGAGCTCCACGTCCGAGAGCCGGAAGGCCTCGTTGTAGGACCCCTGCATCACCTTGTCGCGGCCGAAGGTACCCAGGCCGGTGACGTTGTTGGACCACCCGCCGCCGCTTGGGCCGCCGATGCCCCCGCCCCCGATCAGCCCATCCAGGAGGTTGTCGTGACGCAACCCGTCGAGGTAATTCTCCGGCGTCAGCTCGACGGGCGGCGGTTGCGGGAGGATGTGCTTGGCCCGAGCGGGGACTTTAGGGGCGCGTCGTCGGGACATGTACCCCATTTTAGGGGTGGGACCTTGCGGGTAAGGCCCCCTAAAATACGAGTAAGATGGCCAAGGAGAAGACACCCACGGCGCCCACCAAAGGGCAACTGATGGCGGAGACCCTCGCGACCGCGCGCGCGGCGCGCATCCGGGAGGCCCGCGCGCGCATCCCGCAGCCGACCTATGAACAGGTCGCCGTCGAGGTGGGGTGCTGCGTCAAGACCGTGTGGAACGTGTGCAACAACCGCACGCACGCCGCCCCGGCCCCGCCCGATGCCCCCGCCGCCTGACGCGCCCGCCCCGAAGGCCATCCAGCTTTGGCGCCGGCCGCCCGAGGTCGAGGAGCAGGAAGCCAAGCTACTCGCCGCGCGCCAGGCCGAGGCAGACGCGCGCTTGGCCATCGCGCAGTCGCGCCGAAAGAACGCCGAGGTAAATCAGGTCGGGACGGACCTGGTCCTCAACGAGCTCCGCAAGTACCTGCGCCTGTCGCAGCACCCGGACTTCGCGAACACGGTCGGGCCGCTGGACCCCAAGATCATCCTGAAGATGGCGGAGTTCGTCAGCAAGAACTACCGCCTCGACAATGGCCAGGCGACCGAGAACATCGCGCACGCCATCGCCCCCTGCGTGGACTTCGGAAAGTTGACACAGGCCGAACGGGATCTTTGGCGGGAGCTGGCCATGAAGGGCGGCGGATCGGGCACGGGGTAATTCCTGCCGGCCATTGCCGATATGGGACTGTCCGACGCCAACATCGCCCTCATCATCGTGATGGGCCTTCTCGGAGCTTTCATCTTCTGGAAGGACATGTTTCCCCGGGGGGACAAGTGAGCATCCCCGTCGGCCGCGCGGTGACCCCGTTCCGCAAGCGCATGGTCATGGAGCGCCTCTACGAGCTCTGGTTGTCGGCACCTGATCAGCGCCTAGGGCAGTTCCTCGAAAACGCCGTGCATGATTCGTACATGTCGGCGTTCGACGTTGAGGACGATCAGCTTGTTGCGGCCGCGGAAAGGTTCGTGGGCCAGTGACCACCCTCCTGGCCATAGACCCCGGGCAGGCCACCGGCGTGGCACTGTTCTTCATCGGTCCCGACTGCGCGCCGGTTCTGATGAACGCCAACGTCTTTTCCCCGACCGACATCGCGTGGCAGAACTACCGCCCCGACATCGTCGTCATCGAATGCCCAGAGCGCGTCTACGGCAAGGCCCGCGTGCAGGACATCCTCAAGCTGGCCGTCGTCGTCGGCATGTACGTGGAGCGCTTCAAGCACGCGCGCCTGGTCCGCACCGTGACGCCGCACGAATGGAAGGGCTCCGTGGACGGGGACATCATGGTCCGCCGCATCGAGAACTCCTTGTCGCCGGCGGAGGCCAAGCTGATCTCCGGCATCACGCCGCCCAGCAAGCGCCACAACGCGGTCGACGCCGTGGGTATCGGGAAGTGGTCCTTCCGTCAGCCCTGGATGCGGGGAATACTCTAGCCGCCGAGGCCCATGTACGTGAGGTAGGCGATGCCGCTGCTTCCCGTCCCGCCCACGCTTCCTGCGCCGCCGGTGTCGCTGCCCGAACTACCGCCGCTCTGACCGCCCGCTCCGCCCCCGCCGCCGCCGCCGCCCGTGTTCGGCAATGACGTCGGCGCCGTACCGGCGTGGGCCGCGCCACTGGTCACACCGTCGCCGCCAAGACCCCCTCCGCCGCCGGGACCGAAGCCGCCCCCGCCGCCCCCGCCGCCCGCCGCGCCGCCGTTACCGCCGCCGACCGTGGCGCCCATGGTGCCCGCCGGGCCGCCGAGGAAGTACTCGCTGTTGGCGCCGGCGTAGCTGGTGTGCACCACATTGGCCGCCGCGTAGGATGACCCGCCGTCACACTCTCGCATGAAACCGTAGGCGAGCGGGCTCGCCGGCGCCGAGGTGAAGTACAACGGCACCTGGTCTGCGCGCCCGTCATCGTACGCCCCGCCGGGGGCAATAGCGCCCGTCTTAGCTCCGATCGTGTTGTCCGAAAAACCGGCCCCGCCGCAGCCCCCAGCGCCCCCTTTGAAGGCCAGCAGAACGCTGCCTGGTGAGCCTACCGGGGTGAGAGTCGTGTCCCCGCCATCCCCGCCGCCGCCACCGTTGGTGGGCGTCGTAGAGCCGCCCGCGCCAGCTCCGCCGCCAACGCCACCCGCGCCGATAGTGAGCGTGTACGTGGCCCCGGGGGTCACCTGGTGCAGCACCTGACGCCGCTTGGCGCCCGCGCCGCCCCCGCCGCCCAGCGTCTGGATCAGTTCCAAGCCCGGGTCGTTGCCGCCTCCGCCACCTCCGCCGCCCCCGCCGCCCCCGCCGCAGGCGTCGAGCATGATCATACTGCAATTGGCAGGGACCGTGAAGTTCCCGGTCGCGGTGAAGACCTGGCTTTGCGGCTGCAGGTTGGCCAGGTTTTGCGCGATCTCCCCGAGGATGTAGTTGATCTCCTCAGCGTCAATCGGCAGGTCGGGCGTGAAGTAGGTGCCCGGGGGCGCGAGGGCCAGGGGATTGCCGTTCCAGAGGTTGGCCCCTGCGGGGTAGTTGCCGGTGTTGGTCCAAACGAAGACAGCCATCGTCGTGCGCTCCTACAATCCTACGGCCGCGGCAAGCTTGCCGCCGGCGGTTGCGTCGTACCTCGAGCCCCAGCTCCCTTGCCCCGCGGTCGCGTCGTAGCGCGAGCCGTAGATGTCATCGTTGCCGCGGGGCCAGGTCGTGTAGATGAACAGCCCGTACACGCCCGCGGGACGCGCCTGCTTGAGCAGCGGCACGAACAGCGGGTAGTCCAGGGCGATGTTCCAGCAGGCCAGGTAGAAGGCCGCGGTTGGCATCTCGAGGTAGAACGGCGGCGTCACGCCCGTCATCAACGACCCCAGGCCGATGATGTCCTCGGGGTTGCCGCGGGAGCGGTTGACCTTGGCCTGTAGCTTGATGAGCGCCAGGTAGTCGGGGTCGTCCAGGCCATTGCGCATCGCCCCGACAATGGCGCCAATCTGGTCGAGGATGTTCCACGGGCCACCTGGCATCGGGTGGTTGGCGAGCTGCACCGCAGCGATGAAGTTCCAGAAGTCGTTCTCGATCTGCTGCAGCCGCGCGACGCATGCACTGACCAGACCCGTGATGACGGGCTGGCCCTTGTAGCGCGACGTCAGGAGGGCAACCGCCTCCGAGACGTGATTGTTGTCCAGAACGGGGATCATTAGACCCCGTTGACCAGGATGTTGGTGCTCGAAAGGGTGGCGATGTCCAGGCCGCTAATCGCGATGTTGCCCGTGCCGACCGGCGACGGGGCCGTACCGAGGAAGAACGTCGGGACGTCGATGGTGACGCCCGGCAGGATGGCTTGCGCGCGGAGCGCCAGCGCCACGACCTCGACGCCCAGGTTGTAGTTGGTCGATGCGTAGGTCGTGAGGGCCAGCTTGACGGCGGCGGTCTGCGCAGTCGTCAAGGTCCCGGGCGTGGTGGTGAGCGTCACGTAGATCGGCACCTGAACCGCGCGGTCGAACAAGATGGTGCGGATGGTCCCGGTGCTGTCCGTCGCGTTACCCGACGCGGTCGTGCCGAAGGATAGGATGCCCGCGGGCTTACTGTCCCAGATCGCCTGGGCGACCGCGTCGTTCAGCGCAGCCATCGTCGGGCCGTCCCAAATCACGACGCGGAAGGACTTGCCGGGCAGGCCCGTGCCGTCGGTGACCAGGGTGGTGTTCTCGTAGACGAAGACCTGCTCGACGCCGCCGACCTTGAGCACGGCCGCGCGGATGGCGTCGATGTCACCAGACCCTTCCCCGAGGAGCTCGAGGGCGCGCTTTTGGCGCAGGGTCGTGTCGGTGTCGGCCATCAGGCCCTGCTCGGCGTCCGCAGCGTTGGTGACGGCGGTCCAGCCGATGGTGGGGGTACCAATGACCGTCAGCGTCCCGGCGTTGGCCACGAACGGCCCGGGGACCTGCGACTGGAACGTGGCGGGGTAGTTGCCGGGGCTGGTCGATGTGACGGTCGTCTGCAGCACCCAAATGTTGGCGGGCTGCCCGGCGACGATGGCCGTGGCGCCAGCGGTGACCGTGGTCGACGCGTTGAGCGTCAGGGTCGCCTGGACGATGCTGTACGTCGCGACCTGGGGGTAGGTACCCGAGAGGGCGCTGACGTTGGCGAGGAGCTGCCCCTCGGCCGCGTTGGGGTTGATGGCGTTGTAGACCGTCGCGCCGAGCTCCGTGAGCTCGGTGAACTTCTCCGCGAAGATGCCCACGAGCTGGCCAAGGGGCTGGTCGGGTGAGAGGTCCAGACCGCCGTCCACGTTGGCGAGGATGCTGTTCCCGAGGTCGGTGATCTCCTCCTGGACAGTATTCGCGATGTACCCCTGCGGGGTCAGACCGCCGCTCACGCGCTACTCCCGACCGGCTGCGTGATGACAAAAGGCGTCCCGATGCCGCCCGTGAGCGTGGCACCTTCGTTGGTCTGCGCCTGGATGGTCGCGATGAGGGACCGGGTGCGCGGGGTGAAGTCGAGCTGCACGTCGCTCACGCTGGCCACCCCCGGGGCGGACATGCAGACCGCCCGGAAGATGTTGCCGATCAGGTTGAGGTTGGGGTTGCTCACCATGACGTACTGGAAGTACGGCACCCCCTGGCGCTGGTCGAGGAACCACTCCCCTTTGAAAAAGCCGAAAAGGTTCGATAGCTTCCACGCGGTCGTCTGGCTGATCGATTGGTTGACGACCAGGTTCCCCGTGGAGATGTCGAGGTCGCCCGTCGTCGTTTGATTCAGCGCGGACATTCACCCCCATTTTAGGGGCTGCCTCTTGCGCGCAACTATTTGGGCGGCAGCAAATCGGCAATCAGGTCAGGGTTGACCAAGATCATGCCGGCCTCGTCGAGCTGCACCATGCGGAGGATGGTCTCTCCGTCGGCGCCGGACTTCTCCGCCGCGAGGAGCAGGCGGTCAGGGTGCTCGGGGCCTATGCCGCGGGAATAGTCGTAGAGCAACTTGGTCGCGAGCGCCCCGATGGTGGTCTCCACGAGGACCGTCCCCCAGTCCTTCTCCTCGGTTGCCAGGTCGCGGAGGTCGATGGTCGGTCGGGTAGTGAGCGGCTTGAAGGACACCGCCTCGAGCAGCGTCCCGGCGCGGTCCTCGGTGGTCATGGTCGCCCCGGCTTCCACGCCCCTTCGTTGACCCACTTGGTCGCCTGCCGAAGGTCCTGCGCGAGCATGTTGGCCTCGGCCACGGTGAGGTCGAGCTCCACCGACGCCATCGACCCGTCTTCGTCCCTCTGCGGGGCGACGACGGACAAGGTCACCGGGCGGTCCGCGGTCGGGCCGGGACGCAGCATGCACTTGCCGACGAATTCCATATTAGCAATGGTCGGCAGGAAATCCTGGCCAACCCAGTAGCGTCATCGTTTCGTCCATGTTGATAGAGATGACTCGGAACATCTGAAGCATGCCCTCGGTCGGCGGCTGAACAGGAGAACGGGCAATCAAATCCTCTAGAAATTCCTTAGCTCTAATGCTCATGTCGTCCTCGCGCTCGAGATGGTACTCACAGTCCTGGCGGTCTATGCCGCATGCGCAGAGGTTCATCGCAGCGTAGCCAAAGTCAGGCGCGTCACGGCCGCCTCGCGCGCGGTCACAGGTCGGAGGAAGGCCACGATGACGAAGGCCTGATCGTTGCGGAATGTCACCTTGCGGATGCCGTCGGCCTCCTCGGCGGCCAGCTCGTCGAGGTAGTCCCCCTCGCAGCCGAAGGTCAGGATCATGGCCTTAGCCGGGACGCTGGTCGCCCCCGTGCACTCGTTGCAATCGGGCTTGGTCCAGGGTGCCCAGTCGCGCCCGACGCCCTGCGCGGCCAGCGTGCGGCCGACGGCGACGGCTTGCCAGGGCGGGTTGCAGACAGTGGCGATGGTCAGGGCGACAAGCGGGAGCAGCATCCACGTACCCTAATTACCTTATTGGGCTTTGACAAGGGTACTCGCCACGTTGACCGGCGAGGTGTAGGTATTGCCCGTCACCGGGCCGCCGCCCGATGGGGCGACCAGGGAGGATAAGGCCGTAGAAATCTTCCCGAGCTCCGTGTTCACCAGGCTAGCCAGGGCAACCGCGTCGGTCACCGCGTTACCGAGCTCGATGTCGGTCGGACTGATGCGGATCTGCGCCGCGGAGCCGTCCTTGCCGATGATGATCTTGGCGGGGTCGTTGTTCGGGTCCGCAAAGAAGGACGCGTCCGGCGCGCAGCACGGGATGGCGAAAGCGCTGTCCATGGTGTGCTTGCCGACGAAGCCAGGGTCCACGGACTGGGTCGTCTGGCTGTCGCGCCACGTATCCGTCGACAGGTCCGTGAACAGCACCAGGACGCTGTCCCCGACGGCGACAGGCATCCAGACGAACATGCCGCCGCCGCGCATGACGCCCAGGGGAATGTCGCTGATGCTCGGGGCGGCCTCGCTGTAGACGTTGCCGATCTCGTCGAAGATGGGGTTGTTCACGGCGAGCTGCACATCGACCGTCTGCCGGTCGGGGTACACGCCTGTCACGGTGCCGACGGCGACCTTGCGGATCTCGTTCTTGGTCGCGTCCATCTGCGCGGCCAGGTACTCGGCGGGACTACGTTCGATGGGCATGGCGGCTCCACCAGTTCAGATAGTAAATCGCGGCCGCCAACAAGTCTGGATCCTCTAAGAATTGTCCGATCCCGCTGTTGCAATTCCCGCAAAGCAGGGCTCTTTTTTGCTTCGTCTTATGGTTGTGATCTGCATTGGCGACAAATTTGCCGCGACCTGTTTTAGTCAGTTGTACACAACAGATCTGACAACGCCCTTCTTGAGACGCCCAGGCTGAATCAAAGTCTTCCGGCGTCCATCCTGTTTTTATCAGACGCAAACGATCGCGATGTTTTTTGTAACCGTCGGGGTTATTGACTCGCCAGTCTTTGAAGTACTGGGACCTGTCACGCACTCTTTTTTTTGGTGGTTTTTTTGGTTGCCTAGACGCGGTGTAAGGGAGTTCGATCACGACGCACCGAGCCCCATCATATATACCGCAAAGGCTTCTTCCTGAGTCTCGAATGCTTCTTTCAGGTCCTCTACCCATCCGTCCCAAACAGCCACACCCGCATCCAGAGGAGGGCCGTTATTGGTCAAGTGAGTACATTCGTCCCGGCAAGAATAGTAATATGCCCGGAGCTTCTCTACAGGGGTCATGGCGCCCCCTTGAAAAACTTTACGGCTGCCTCGTCCCGCAGGCGGTCGCGGTGGGGCCACGTTAGCCCGGACGTCTCACTATCGAACGGCTCTCGCCAATGCTGCGCCAAGTCGAGGTACTGATAGCCAACCGGAGGTAGCCACACATGCTTAGCTTTGGAAAAGCCGGACCCTAGATCGACACTCAAACGAAACATGCACCAAGGGTGCCAAAGCCGGCGGAAGCCTTCCACACATAGGTCGAAGGTCTCGAATGAAAAATACTGAACGGTCACTTGACCATCTTCGTGACTCTCTAGCTTCTCCAAGGTCCAAGAGATGTCGGGTTGCGAAATACTACTCGGCACGTCCATGACATCCGATGAAAAACGGGGTTGGTCCATACTCTTGATGGTCGGCAGGATAATGCCCTAATAGTCTCCGTTGAGTCTCCTGTTCATCGTCCGACGCCGCGCGGCCGCAAGCATGGCCAAGATCATGGCGTCGAACTGGGCCTGGGTCACGGACGGTCCGGTGTCATTGGGTCGGCGCGGGGCAGCGCTCCAGCCAGCGCGAGTAGAGCAAGTCGGCGTACCAGGTCAGGTCGTGCTCCTGCGGCGAGTGTGCCCCTGCCCGCCAATATGCCGCGGCCTGGAGGCACGCCAGCCACGCTTGGCGCTTCTCGTGGTTGAACAGCTTCGGGGGCGCCCCGTCCCCGGTGGCAGGAGTAACAAGCGCAGGAGTCGGCGGATCAATGGTGCCCATACTAGTATTTGGCGGCAGCAATATGCGCGTACCACTCCTGCCCGGATGTGTTGCCCTCGTAGCGGATCTTCTCGATGCGGTAACCCCCCGACACGAACAGGGACTTCACGTTGATGAGCACCCCCGGGGCCAGCCCGGGGATAAGCAACGTCGTGAGCTCGAGGGCGCCCTGGCTGTCGACGGATGGGCTATTGATGAGGCCCGTCGTGTCGTCGATCTGGATGGCCTTCACGCTCGACAGGGCCTTGCCAATATTCAGGATCTGGACCTGCCCGTCCTGAACGGACCACTCCAACCCCGCCGACCTGCAGATGTCCGTCATACGTCGTGCGCTGTTGCCCAGCAGGGCGCTCCCGTTGACGGCCGTGATAGCGTTCGCGGGAATGACGGCACCTGAGATCTGCTCCCCCGCCGGCGGTGGCCCATTGAGCACCTGGGCCAGGTTCCCGAGGCCGATGCCCATGGCCTGGACCAGGGAGTTGAGCGCCTGAGACAGCGGCACTTTCGCCCCGCGCGTGCGGTAGATGCTGCCGGTCGCGGACCCAACGGGGACCTTCTTGGTCTGCTTCAGACCCGTCGGCCGGGCAATCGTGTCGGCCGATTCGATGTGCGTGACGTAGCTGGCCCCCTCGCGCGTGCTCCACGCAGACCGAGCCCCGGCGAAGTAGAGCTGGGACGTACCGTCTATGTAGCCGGCCTCGAGCAGGACCGTGAGGAACGGAGCCCCCGATAGTTGCTGCCGGGACGCCTCCGAGAGGTTGTAGATCTTGATGGCGCAGGTGTTGATGTCCGTGGCCACCAAGGACTTCTCCACGACGAACTGGATGGAGAACCCCGAGATGTCCAGGCCCGTGCTATTGGAGTCGTTGAACTGCGCCTGGACCTTGACGGTGGGGTCCGTGGGTGACCCGATGGTCAGCTTGATGCTGCGACCAAACAGCTTGGTGGCGGTGAGCGCACCCACGTCAATTCAACCCTTCGACCCCGTCGGGGTTGCGCCAGCTCTCGCCGGCGATGACGTCGGCCTCCTCCATGTATAGCAGCACGCATCGCTGACCGTCGCCCATCTCGCCGAGCTCCGGGGGCGAGTCATCCGCCGTGCTCTGCGAGATGCACATGATGTCCCCCGGCGGTCCGGCCCAGCCGGCGTACAACCCGAAGCCGAGGAGCGGGTAGTTGCTGACGATCTTGATGCCCTGCGCGTACAGGATAGTCGCGTCGGAGGACTGGATCATCAGGTAATAGCAGGCCTCCCGGGTATTGTACTGGAAGGTCAACAAGTACGGTACGCCGTCCAGTGTTGTAGTTTGGTTCCAGAAGAGCAGAGACGTCTGCGTCGGAATGACGTCGGTGGCCATTATTGCACCAACCCGCTGCCGGCGACCGACAGACCTGTAGCGTTCATGCCGCCTTTGAGGACGCTCGTCATTGGGCCCGTGGGCGTCTTGGTTTGCTGGTTCCCTGTCGACTGCGTTGGATTGCCGCGGGGAATGCTCGGCAGGGGCGCGGCCACAACCGAGGACGTGATGAGGACCACCTCGCGAAACGCCAGCGAGAAGGTCGCGCTGGTCCCCACGCCCGGGTTGCGGTGCATCTTGACCGACTCCAAGATCATGTTGGAGTAGGTCGCGCGCGGGGTAATCACGCTAAGAAGAATCGCCTGCGACTGGATCTGGGTGAGCGTGTTGTACGCGGCCGCGGGGTAATCGGTCTCGCCGACGAACAAGTCCACGATGGCACTCACTTGCGACGGCGGCGACGGTGTGAGCAGGCCGGTCGTCCCGCCGGCCAGGAGGCTGCCTTGCCCCGGCACCGGAAGGTCGATCGTGATCGGCTGCATGTTCGCGTCGGGGCTGTTGATGGGGCTATTGCTGACGAACACCTCCAGCTCCAGCTTATCGGGCAGGGGTCGGACGTTGTCGACGATGTTCTGCCCCTGCTCCACGGGATGGTCGGTAACGATGGCGCTGCGGTCGTGCTCCTCGCTAAGGATGGCATCGAACAGCATGCTTCCGAGCGCCGACGCAGGGTCCGTGTTGGGGTCGCCCCAGGTGATGTAACTGGGGATCACGGGCAGTCGGCTGGTCCCGACCGTGAACGCGCCCCCGGGAACGCCCAAAATACTTTCAAAGCTCATTGATCCGCCACCGAGGGCATCCCCTCCGTTGTTGCGTCATAGGTGTTGCGGTTCTGCGTCGGCATGCCGTTGACCTTCACCTTCGTCTTCGGGGGTGCGCCCGGCGACCAGGTGTTGTGGACCTCTACGTGCACACCGCCGACACCCCCCGGTGCCGGGGGCGCGGGCAGGCCGAGGTCCCCCTGCGGCTGGTCGGGCGCGGCCGGGCCAGAGAAGTTGCTGCCCCCGGGCCGGTAGCTGGCGAGCGACTGATGCGCCGTCGGGGACCCAGCGCCGCCCGCGCCCGGGGCTTGCCCGATCTTCCCGAGGACGTCGCGGAGGTGCGACAGGGCATCCATGCGGTCGCTCAGGTTGCTCGTGATCTTGTCGTTGGCGTCGCCCGCGTCGCCCCAAATCGCGGAGAAGCCCTTGCCGCTGCCTAGATCGAAGATGCTCAGGATGGTGTCGCCGAGAGCCTCCAGGGAGTTGGCCAGGATGCGCACACCGCTGATGGCCATGTCCACGGCCTCGACCACGTACGTGACGAAGGACGTGCCGAACTGGATGATCGACGGGAGGGCCTCGGCAAAGGCTTTGATCATCCCAGTCGACAGGTCTTTGATCGACGGTAGGAGAGGGAAGAGCGCGTCCTTGACCGCAGTGAAGGCGTCGACCAAGTCCTTGCGGAACTTCTTGGCCCCCTCGGTCCCCATCAACTTGTTGAGGAACTCCCCGAGAGCGCTATCGCCGCCCATGAGGAACGTGTAGAAGTCGTCGAACGCCAGGTACAGCGCGACCATTAGGCCGACAAAGATGGCGAGCGGGGCGAGGATGGGGAACATTGCGGCCAGCCATACGCCGAGGGCGATGGCCATGGCACTACCGACGACGGCCAGATACATCAGGGCCGTGCGCAAGCCGTAGGTGTGCTTGGTGATGTAGACCAGCGTCTTGGTCAGCTTCATCCCCCAGTCGACGACGATCTTGATGGCCGGCACGAGTTCCTTGACGATGCCGGCGGACACGGTGGTCCAGCCCAGTTTCATCTTCTTGAACTGGATCTCGAGCGAGTGCGCCATCTCGACGAACGACTTGTCGAAGCCGCCGCCCATCTCGTCGAGATCGGAGAAGACCTCGCGGATCTTCTTGCTGCCCTGCTGGAGGATCGGCAGCATCGCGCTGCCGCCGCGGCCCAGCGTGCGCATGACGAACGCCGTGCGCTTGAACTGGTTGGGCATCTTCTCGAGCTTGTCGGAGAAGATTTCGAGGGCCTTGCCCGTGGTGAGCGTCGGGTCGTTGATCTGGGCCATCGAGATACCCAGTTGGCCCATCGTCTTGACGGCCCCCTTGGTCCCGAGCTGGGCCTCGCCGATCATCCGATTGAAGAACCGGAAAGCGACCGCGGTTTCGTTCTGAGTGATGCCGAACTGCGCGGACGCGTACTGGTACTTCTGGAGCTCGTCGGTGGTCAGGCCCAGCTTGGCCGCCTGGTTGTACAGGGCGTCCGCAGCCTTGAGGGTGTTCGAGATGAAGCTGATCAGGCCCCCCGCGGCGGCGCCAATGGCCAGCGCCCCGGCCATGCCCTTCAAGGCGCCGCTCAGGCCCTCGACCTTGACGAGCATGCGCGTGATCGCGTTGTCGGCCGCCGCAAGCTCCTGCTTGCCGGTGACCTCGACCCCGAGCTGGACGAGAAGGTTTCGCAATGCCATTTACTTACCTTGCTCCGACGCGGCCCTTTCTGCTTCCAGTTTTTCCGTCAGCATTTCATGGCCGTGGATGAGGTCAGTAAAGGACCAGTCGTTTTCAATCTCCGTCAGGCGGGCGACGCCGGCGAGGACGAGGCGCCAGACGGCGCGGTCGGGGCGGCCGGCGAGGATGTCATCGCCGCGTTCGCTCTCGCCACTAGGGCCCCGGTATCGAGGCCCAGACCGCCCAAAAAAGACCCGTAGTTGGTCTCCAGCGCTGCCCAGAGCCACTTCACCATCGCGCCGTACCGGCCTGCGAAATTGTCGTCGAAGCAGTCCTTGAGGGGGATCTGCTTGTCGGGGGTCGCAGAATTGGCAACCAGGGTCGTGGCCGCGAAGGTTTCGCAGAAAAAATCCACGTCGGCGTCGGAGAGGTTCTCGACCAACTTGGCGATGCCCGCGAGCGCCGCCTCGGCGCCTCCGCCATCGGCCGCTGCGTCCGCGGCTTCCCCGGCGGCGCCCGCGACCGCGCGCATCACGCGCGCCAGGACCAGGCGACCCTGCTTGGCGCCGAGCTGTTGAATTGTGTAGTTGTACCCGTCGATGACGGAGAGCTTGGATTCGCGCATGAGACTACTCCTTGATTTTAGGGGGTGGCAGGTAATCCAGCAGATAGGCCGCGCCGGCCGCCAGCGTGGCGGGATTGTCCTGGGCGAAACCCAGCATCATATTGCACCGCGTGCACAACAGACCTCGAACACACTGACCGCAGGTTTTCTTGCCGGGGCAGCAACCGTGATCGTGGTCGACGTGCGTCGAGCTACCGACCGCTAGCCCCACACGGCAAACTGCGCACCCGCCGCCTTGCTTTGCCCATAAAGCCTCGTACTGCTCTAGGGTCATGCAGTATTTTCGTCGGAGGTGACTCCCTCGCACCTTGTCCGGGTTGTTGATGCGGTATTGCTTACTGGCAGCAATTACCCGATCACGATTCCTATTACGCCAATTCAAACTGGCGCGTTTTGAAGACTCAGTTGGACCTTTCGTTTTGCGGCGCGCAAGAATAGCTGAAACCCTGTCA